AAGGTTTGATTTACTACCCTTCAAAGCTAACTGCTGATTTCGGCTTTGATAGCGCAAGTCAACCCCATACCTCAGAAGGCGCTTTCCAATCATCTCGCCAACGGATTTCTGGAACCAAAGATTGATTCCAGGTTCGATGGCGATAACACGATTGGTCATCGCATCCTTAGGTACAGTGACTACCTTATTCCCTACTTGATAGGTTGGGTAACCCATCTCTCGTAGTTGCTTGGACCACGGAGGGTACAACTCCTCCATAAGTTCAAGCGGGATAAGGTTGTACAGATCTCGCGTTATTCCGGTTTCAGACCGGAACTTCTTGACTGAACTGGCTTCTCGTCGTTTTATCAACGTTGAGGCACCAGGACCCCAGTCAGGCATCGAGAAGAACTCTTCAGAATTAAACTCGCCTAAGATCTTATCTATTTTACGAATGACTGCGGAATGCAGCCAGACGACGCTTCCCCTGAATTGGGGGTCGTTAGATAGGTTCCTAAATCGAGAATTTGTATGCTTACAAAGAAGTTCAAACTCTTCGAACTTCTTATAAGCCACTTGATCCAAATCTAAGCCAGAGGATAACCCCTTAAACTTAGATAGGAATTTCGTGGCCATGTAAGCATCCCGACAATCCACTAAGGAATTATAGTGGGTTGGATTGAACTCCAACTTAGCCAGCTGCTCATGCTCTCCCTCACGGAAGAGGATAAGCGCTGTTAAGGCGCGAGGGCAATCAAGGGCCTGAAGATACTTCTTGATAGCCAGGGACGTAACATCCCTGTCCACGCGGAAGCTCGTAAGTCCTTTAAGGAACTTTGAGCCATACTTCTTAGAAGACATGGCTTACCTCCAGAGTTAATGGAGCCTAGATACCTGGTATCGCTACCAGATAGCTTCGAACGTCGTCACAGCGCTTTCCAACGGGCACCCAGTTGCATCTGTGGGTGATCCATCGGAGGCGTTGATCGTACGCGCGAAGAGCGAGGCGCAAACGCTGAACAGCGACTGCCGTTCAGCGAGAGTGCTCCGCTCGGGCAACATAAACTCCAGGACTGCCGAACAGTCATATGCTTTCGTCGGCGCCGGCTGAATACCGGTCATCGTCGAGGCACTGGTCTGCTCGAGAGTCGGGAGGACGACCTTCGCCGTCACTTTGTAGATGCGGCTCGCCTTGGAAGGCGGACGCACCGACATCGTAAAGGCGGGGTAACCGATGGCGATTCCGCCACTTCGGTCCACCCAACGCGCGACACCGGGAGAAACAAATCCCTCGGGGTTCAGCGTCTTATCGATACCGACCGTTGCGCTCGACGTCAGTCGAGCAAGCGAATGGTCGATAATCGACGACAGTTTAATGGCGGCTAATGCCGACATAGGTTGAGGACTCCTGAAGAGTGAAAGCCATCGTCCTAGCTACTTAAAGGAAGAAACCAAGAGTGCGATGCCATTCAAAGCGTGAGCGATTCCTCCGGTTGTGTTATCTATACCGGTTTTGAGAGTTGGGGCAGACATCACAGGGAAGTTGGAAATCCGACTTCTCGTGAAATCAACCCGATTCTCAAGATAAGAACCGCTTTCACAGTGAATGACATTTCCTCCGGGTAACCTCTTTCCGTAGCCGACAGCGGAGACCACTGTAGTCTTCTTCATGGTAATTACGTAACCTTCTAGAAAGGATAACCCCTGGCCGTATGAAAACGACTCGAGGTATTTCCCAACCGGAAGGAACCAATCCACGACGAAGCTCAGTGGGAGTAACTCCCATGCTAGGTTCACGGGGTTTGTAAAGCCCGTCTGCTGAAGAAATGCGAGAGTGGGGCTGTCAACCACATACCGTATACCGTACTTTTTGCGGATCTGGACCGTAGTGGTCTTCGATCCACCAAATTCGTTCGGATATCCGGTCAATGGAAAACTAACCGTTTTACTCCCGCTACCGGAAGCAGACGCGGTCACCTTATGAACAACATCGCTCCCCAACGCACTATGAACTAGGGCGTTGCCGAGTGACTCCAGCGAGGCTTCAATGTCCTTTAATAGGGGCTTCCAACCGTATTGCAGAGCAAGCCAATTTTCGGCTACACTCCGCGAAACTGAAGGAGGCTTACCTTTTGGAGACATATGAAACTTTTGCGAAGAGGCACTGCGCAAACTATTTATGGCACCAACAAAGTTTCCTCGTTTGGTGTCACGAATAGCGGACGTGACTGCCTTGGCGGCGTTAGCTACCATGCTAGCAGTCTTCCCGAACTCAGCAACATCTTGGGCCAGGTTTCCTTCGATTCCTGCCCCGATAGATGAGATGAGTTTCTGCACAGCTTTGTTGTCGATAGCATTTTCAATGCTACCTACATCATCAGGTGCTGTTGAGTAGTATTCAGAGTATGTA